AACGGCGAAGGATCCCAGGCAAGCCTACGGCGCGATGATCGACGCCATGTCGGAGGTCATCCGAGCCTTTCGCGATCTCCCGCGACACGTCTACGTCAGCGCAAAGCTCGACAAGAGCGCCGACGAGATCGGCAAGATCTCCTACGCGCCCTCGATGCCGGGCGCAAAGTTGGGCCAGGCGTTGCCGTACTTCTTCGACGAGGTGCTCGCGCTCCGCGTTGAGCGAAGCGAATCCGGCGAGCCCGTCCGCGGGCTCTTGACTCAAGGCGACGGGATCTGGACGGCGAAGGATCGCTCGGGTCGTCTCGACGCCTGGGAACGCGCCGACCTCGGCGCGGTCATCGCAAAGATTGGCGGTGCTAAATGAGCCCCGTTGAAAGGCTCTTCGCCGTACGAGACGATCTTTACCTCATTCGCGACGTTCGGTCCGATGCCAACGACTACGCCCGCGGCTACGCCACGGGGCAAATCGCCCTGGCCTTGAAGGCCATCACAACGGCGGCGTTTATTCTCGACGCCCAAGAGGCAAAGCGCCTTTCGGAATTGGACGATCATGCAGATGGAGCTTGAAAAGCGCGTTCCGGCGGGCGTGTGGATTTATCTTATGGACCTCACGACGCCTGACGGATTTCTCCTCATCACCTACGCCATGAGCACGCCGGTCGGCGTTGTTCTTCGGATGCCGGACGCGATGACGTTTCTCCCTGGCTGTTACCTAGTTGACCTCCCTGAATCGTACGAATTGAGAAAATTATGAATGAATTGGATATTCTCGCCGCCGAATGGTCGGCGGCAAAGACCGCTGAAGGCATCGCTGTTGAAGCCCGCCGCGTTGTCGAGGATCGGCTTGTAGTCCTGCTTGCAATTTCGGAACAGTTTGAAGGAACCTTCAACAGCAACACCGAAAAAGGCTTCCAAATCAAGATTGTCGGAAGGCTGAATAAGAAGATTGACTCCGACAAGCTCCAGGAGCTTGCCCGCGAGGCGGGTCTGACGGAACACCTTCAATCGCTCTTCAGGTGGAAGCCTGAGATTAACGCCGCAGTGTGGAAAGCTTCGGCGTCAACCATCACCGAGCCACTGCTCGGCGCCATCACGACGACGCCAGGGCGTGCCAGCTTCAGCATTTCAACCAAGGAATCCAAGTAATGAATCTCAACAAATCGTTCGATATCGAGTCTCTGCCCGTTGGCACAAGCAGTTTCGACCCGCTTCCCGCAGGCTGGTATCGAGTTTCAATCAAAGAGGCTTCTGTCGCCAAAACCAGGGCCGGAACGGGCGAATATATTAAGATTCGCTACGACGTAGAAGGTCCGTCTCATGGGGGGCGCGTCGTGTTCGGCAATCTCAACATATTGAATCCGAATCCCAAGGCGGAAGAGATTGGCCGCCAGCAGCTCGGCGAGCTGATGCGAGCGATCGGCCTGAGGTCGCTCAAGGACACTGACCAGCTCGTGGGCGGAAGCCTTGAGATCAAGCTCGCGATTCGCGAGTCGGAACAGTATGGCAACAGCAACGACATTAAGGCGTTCAAATCTCTCGGAGGAGCGCCGAAGGCATCTCCAGCAGCAGCACCGGCAAAGCCAAAGGCCCCTTGGCTCAAGTGATCAAGTAAATTAGGCCGAAAAGCGCGCGGCGGACGACGCAGGGGGGATAGCCTCACGCCGCGCGTTTTTCGAGATTAAGGAACTAGCATGAAGATTCCAGAAGTTCAAACGCTACAGAATAAGATTGATCAAAGCCACGTCTCGCGCCGCGAAGGCCCGCGGGGGCACATGGGCGCGAGTCAGCTCGGGCACGCCTGCGACCGCTGGCTGTGGCTGTCGTTCCGCATGGCGATTGTCGAGGATTTCTCCGGAAGAATTCTGCGCGTCTTTCGCCGTGGGAATCTTGAGGAGGCGCTCGTTGTCTCGGACCTCATCGCTGCCGGCTGCGTCGTGCGAGCGACGGGCGGCGAGCAAACGAGGGTTGACCTTGGATCGCATGTTTCCGGCTCGATTGACGGAATCATCGTGTCGGGCGTGCCGGAAGCGCCGAAGAAGTCGCACGTGCTCGAAATTAAGACGCACAGCAAGAAGTCGTGGGAATCTGTGGAAAAAGACGGCGTGGAGAAATCAAAGCCCATGCATTTTATCCAGATGCAAATTTACATGCACGGAACGGGAATCGACCGCGCGTTGTATCTTGCAGTTTGCAAGGATGACGATCGCATATATACCGAGCGAATTCGCTACGATGCCGCCGTCGCGCAGAAAGCCATTGAGCGAGGCTGGAGGCTCGCAACCTCCGACGAGATGCCGCCGCCCATCTCAGCGGATCCGACGTGGTATCAATGCCGATGGTGCGCCGCGCACGATTTCTGTCACGTGTCGCACGTCGCGAAGGCTGTTAATTGCCGCACCTGCGCTCATGCGACGGCGACGCCGGAATCCACCTGGGTTTGCGCTGCGCACGAAGATACTGTGCTGCCGCTTGAATGGCAGCGCGAGGCGCACGATTGCCACGCGATTCACTCGGATTTGATTTCTTATCCCGTTTCATACAACGACGACCTTAGCGCCACGGTCTCTATTGATGGCGTCTCAGTCAACAACGGCGCCAATGGGTTTTCCTCAAGCGAAATCCTGACAAATCCAAAGGCTTGCGTTGATCCGACGCTGGTAGCGCTCCGCACTAAATTTGGGGGGCGGATCGTTGGCTGAGTTGAGAGATTACCAGAAGCGAACCATTTTAAGCCTCATGGGATGGTTCGCTTCTAACCCCACGGGAAACCCGTGCATCGTGCTGCCGACGGGGAGCGGCAAGAGTCACATCGTCGCTGCGCTCTGCAAGGACGCGCTTCAAAACTGGCCCGATACGCGAATTCTCATGCTTACGCATGTGAAGGAATTGATTGAGCAGAACGCCGAAAAGATGCGCGCACACTGGCCCGGGGCGCCGCTCGGCATCTACTCGGCAGGCATCGGCAAGAAACAACTAGGCGAGCCGATTACCTTCGCGGGCATTCAGTCAATTGCCAAGCGCGCAAAAGACCTCGGGAAGATTGATCTAGTTATTATCGACGAGGCGCATCTCGTCTCGCACAAGGGCGAAGGAGGCTACCGCGATTTTCTGGATATTCTCATCAAGAGCAATCCAGCGATGCGGATCATTGGCCTAACGGCAACGCCGTACCGGCTAGGGCACGGGTCTATCACCGACGCGCCAGCGCTTTTTCACGCGCTCATCGAGCCGGTTTCCATTGAGCAGCTCGTGGCAAAAGGCCACCTTTCGCCGCTGCGCAGCAAAATCACAAGCGAAAAGCTGTCAACGGAAGGCGTCCACCGCCGAGGCGGAGAATTCATCGAAGGCGAGCTTCAACGCGCCGTAGACAAGGCGGACAAAAACGCCGCTGTTGTGCGCGAGGTTATCTCTCTCGCAGGCGACCGCAAGAGCTGGTTATTTTTCTGCTGCGGCGTTGAGCACGCACAGCACGTTTGCGAAGCGCTGAAGGCGCAAGGCATCGCTTCGGCGTGCGTAACTGGTGAGACGCCAAAGGCGGAGCGCGAACGCGTCCTAGCGGCGTTTAAGCGCGGGGAAATTAAGGCGCTCACGAACGCAAACGTGCTCACGACCGGATTCGACGCGCCTAACATCGATCTCATCGCCATGATGCGGCCAACGCTTTCACCAGGGCTCTACGTGCAGATGGCGGGGCGAGGATTTCGCCCTAAGAAACACGTCGCTGATTGCCTCGTCCTTGACTTTGCCGGCGTGGTCGCAACCCACGGGCCAATTACCGACGTCCGCCCGCCGCGCAAGGCAGGCAGCGGATCTGGCGAAGCGCCGGTCAAGGTGTGCCCGACCTGCGGGGAGCTGTGCGCAACAAGCGCGCACGAATGCTCCGCCTGCGGCGAGCTTTTTCCCGAGCCAAAAGCCGCGGCAATGACTCTTCACGACGACGATATTATGGGCGACGACCGCTCAAGTCTAACCGTTCTGCAATGGCGCTGGATGAAGCATCTATCGCAATCGAGCGGGAAAGAGATGCTGCGGGTTCGCTATTACGGCGAGCTTGGCGAAATGCCTCTTGACGAGTATTTTTGCATTCAGCACGACGGCTACGCAGGCGAAAAAGCGCGACGCGAGCTAGCAAGGATTGCGAATCAGGCGGGATTGACACCCGGATGGGATATTTCAGGCGATTTGACCGACCTAGCGATGAGATTCAACGAGCATGATAACGTGCCGAATCTTGTAAAGTACAAGATGGAAGGCAAATTTCCAAGGATAACGAGCCGAATATGGTCAGAGTAATAGATACGGAACGGATTCCCACAGAGCACGAGGAGCAACGAGAGTTCGTCCGCTGGTTCCGAACACGTTACGAAGGCGTGCGAATCTTTGCAATTCCGAACGGCGGAGCGCGAGGCAAGGCGCAAGGCGGAAGGCTCAAGGCCGAAGGCGTCTCCCCCGGCGTGCCCGATTTGTGCATTCCCGCGTGGGATTGCTGGGTCGAGATGAAGCGAGCCAAGGGCGGATCAGTCTCGGCGGAGCAAACAGACTGGCACCGCTACCTTGAGTCCATCGGGCACACGGTATTGATTTGCCGAGGGTTTTCCGACGCCACAAAGCAAATCGTCACCCTCGCCGCGAGATTTGCTTGCGCTAGTGGCGCTTCTCGTTTATAACGTTAGTTCAGCAGGGAAAACATTATGCAAATCAAATTCGGCTTTTCGGAAGACATGACCCGCGCGGAATGCCGCGCGTGGCTTGATTACTGGGCAGAGATTGCCAATTCAGAAGACGGCTGGGACCAGCTCGCGGCGATTAAAACGCTCCACGAGTTGGTTGAAGAGTACAATTATTGGTACATCGTCCCGGCAGCAAAGTCGCACCGTGGCGCTTGAAATCGGAGACCGCTTCGGGCGTCTCCTCGTCACGGCGACGGCCCCGCTCGTCGCGCTCTGCGACTGCGGGTCGCTAGTCACCGACCGCAAGGCGTATCACCTGACGCACAATCGCCTTCGCTCCTGCGGCTGCCTACGTCGAGAGCGCATCGCGGTCCCGCACGAGTCGGCGACGTGGACCGGGATCCGCTGCCTGAACCCAGGCGAGAAGGTCCGATACCAACGCTTCGCGGTCATCTGCAAGCGCTGCAACCAGCCGAGCGAAGTCGGCTACCCCGCGCTCGTAACGCGCAAGCAGCCGCTCCACGGCTGCGCACGTTGCGCCGTGGCGCATCGGTGGAGCCTCAAGGCGGTCCCGATCTCCGAAATCGAAGGGCGCGCCGTTAAGGCGGCGATGCGCGCAGCAGCGAAGGCTGCTGCTGGAGATGAGGCATGAGCAACGAC